CTTTTATCATCTCCACTAGATGCCGTAGCTCTTCTCACATCACCTGCTCGTAAATATATAGAGGAATACTGCCATTCAATTGGTTGTATCTCCTTTTATACTTACTTGGTTCGAGTCGGACATATTACACAATCCTTCTTAAACCTGCTTTACGATGTGGCTGAGCGTCTCAGTGACTGCTCACGAGCGAATCCAGTGGAAGGGCGTATTAGCCGTGTGTATACTGCGTATGGAAAATGTAGACTCGTAGCAATACCGACATATTTTGTCCAAGTACTGTTCCGTCCTCTACATCTTCTTATATTCTCTATCTTGAGACGTATTCCAACTGATTCAACTTTTGATCAGCAGGCTGGAGCGGAGAGAGTTATCCAGACCGGGGGGAAATCCCTTCGATCTTTTGATCTTTCTGCCGCAACCGATCGTCTGCCTTTATCTATCCAAGTAGGTATTGTCTACATACTTGCGAAGATATCAGGCCTCGGACCAGTACAGTCTGCCAAGCTTTCACAAGCTTGGATGGGAATTATACAGAATACATTATTCCGTTACACTAGAATTAGTAAACGTAATGTACCTGTTAAGTTTAGAGATATTAAATATGGCTGTGGACATCCTATGGGAACTTATTCCTCATGGGCTGTCTTTTCGCTTACGCATCATCTACTTGTTCAGTTCTGTGCCTACCATGTATTGCTTAGTAGGTATAAAACCGACCATGTAGATACACACCTCGATACACCTTGTGATGAATCTACAAAATCGTGGCTCTCACATATGTTAGAGCGTGCATCCCCAGGTTTATTCAAGAACCTGTGGTACACGCGATACCAGATGTTAGGTGACGATATTGTATTCTTCGCAAATACTAGTTTTGAAAAAGCTGTATCCGATTTATACCTAGATCTTATGCCTTCTTTAGGTGTTGAAATACACCCTTCTAAAGGTTTCGACAGTACAAATGGATCTTTTGAATTCGCTAAAATGTTTATCAGGGACGGAAAATGTCTCAACGATCTCCGATGGGGTGAATGGGCTGGGCAGTATCAACCAGGAATGGTTGTTAATGCAGCTCGTCAAGCCATCGGAAGGAATTTCGACCTTGCAGACCTACGTGTTTTTGTTGTAGGTGTACTCGGTCTTATTCCGGTAAACATTGAGAAGAAACTTACACACTTTCTTCAAGTGGAATCTCTTTGGGAGAAGACGTTTGTGTCTCTCTCGAAAGAAGCTCCTTACCTACTGTGTCTGGTACTCCGACTTAATATGTCGGTGTACCAAATCGGCGTCCATTCATGGGTGTCTTACTGTATGGGAACAGCACAACTTCCATGCATTGGGCAGCCAACCTCTCTTTACGACCGTGAATACTTCAGAATTGAACGCATCCTTGATCTTATTAGATTGGTCACAGTTGGTCCATCTAAGGTGTTTAAGTTTGTTGCTAGTATTGACAATGCAATTATCGCTACT